TTTAACAAAGTTTTATAAAAAATGTCTCGCGCGTATAGAGATTATAAAAAATTAGGTTACTAGGTTACCGTGACCGAAAAAGCTAGATTCTATAAGGGTTTTAGCGGTAACCCAACAATTAAAAAAATGGGTTACAGTAACCCGAAAATAGGTTACCGGAGGGAATAACGTGACAAACGATGAGATCAAAAACATTCTTAACGAGGTTCATAACGTTTTCTGGGTGAAATGGAGAAACAAGGTGCCAGAGCGCGGATCCTATGAATGGGAACAGTTCATTCAAGACGGAGGCGAGTTGATGAAGAAATACAGCTATTGCTCTTTGGTTATCAAAAATGTTAATGAATTGATTGGAGAAATGACAGATCGTATGGAGGCAATGGAAAAAGATGCCAGAAAAAAAGAAAAGTGATCCTTCAGAAAAAAAACAGCCCATCGTGTGTTCCATCTGCGGGCAGGAGATTTACGGGGATCATGTGTACATAAAAACCAGAAGATGGACGGAATTGCGGATACACTTTGAGTGTATGCCAGGAGGGAGAAAATCATGAAGATAACAATAGCACGTGGGACTCTTACCAAAGAGGAGCAGTATAAACTGGGAGAGTTGCTTTTAAAGGCTGGGTATGTGGTAAGTGTCCGAAAGGGGACCACGAAGGAAACGAAATCTATGACGATTATTAATCTGGTAGATCCTGAGCCAGAAGCTGTAGAAGAAGATCTGTCTTAGAGTTGGAAAAATTAAGGTTTGCGAAAGAAGGTGGAGGACGATGGAGCAAAGGGATGATGCCGATTTATGCGCAGGTAGCGGTGATTTTGAGGTGATTTATTTGCTTATACCTCTTGTTACAATTTGCATAATAGCGTTTATCGTAACTCATTAACTTAATATTTTCAAGATACCCGGAAAGGATGATGAGATTGCGAAAATTATTATTAAAACTGGCACATAGGGTTCTAAAAAAATATGGGGTGATTCCTCTGGATTTCAAGGACAAAGTCCTTTTTATGGGAAATATTTATGAAATTCAGAGTTATGTTATTTCGAAAGAATTTTTTAAAACTGATGTTACCGTAGAAATGTGTGATTGCTTCAAATTCCCTGATTGTGGGGGATCATGACATGAAATTCCGGAGGAGTGGAGGAAAGTGATACATGTTTAATTGGATTCGGCATTGCCTTTGCATACATGATTTTGAAAAAGTGAAACAAAATGAGTATCCAGACAAGACAGTAACGACGTATTTGTGCAAAAAATGTGGCTGGATTCGGAAGGTAACGACAAGATAAGTTAGATTAATATTCCGGGACTGCCGGAAGAAAGGAAAAAAATCATGGGATTAATTGATGTGTTTGAGAAAGAGGATCGAACGGAAATAAAGTTGAGCCAACTCTGTGAAATGTTAAGCGCAGGTGCCAAAACTGAATTGCTTATGAACGCTGTAAACTGTGATGTGCCTCACCAGTATATCAGAGAAATGGTAACAGGAGAAAAAGAAGTGTCTGATTGCGTCTTATTTTCAACAGAAAAACGATAATCGGTAGTATTAATATTTTGTAAAGGAGTGATTGAAATAGAAAGAGTATTAGATGCTTGTTGTGGTAGCCGGATGTTTTATTTTGACAGGCAGAATCCAGAGGTAATCTATGCTGACAACAGAGAGTTAGAAACAACCTTGTGTGACGGACGTACTCTGCTGATTAAACCTGATGTAAAGATGGACTTCCGGGATATGCCATATCCTGATAACAGTTTCAAAGTTGTTGTATTTGACCCGCCACATTTGATTCATGCGGGGACGGGGAGCTGGTTGGCCAATAAATACGGAATCCTACCGGCTGACTGGCCGGAGTATTTGAAGCAGGGATTTAGCGAGTGCATGAGAGTAATGGAGCCTGATGGGCTATTGATTTTTAAATGGAATGAGGATCAAATAAAATTATCTGAAGTATTGAGAGTTTTTGATAAAAAACCATTACTGGGAGACCAGAGAGGAAAAACAAGATGGCTGGTCTTTATCAAATAAACTGATATTTGACCGATTAAGAAAGGAGCTGGAACCTTTCCGGAAAACAGGCGCGCCGGGTTCCTTTTTTGAAAATGAAAGCAATTATGAAATACCCAGGCAGTAAATGGAGTATAGCGGATTGGATTATCAGTTATTTTCCGCAGCACCACAGCTACATTGAACCGTTTTTCGGTAGCGGCGCAGTGCTATTCAATAAGCCGCGGTCCAATATCGAGACTGTAAACGACCTCGACGGAAACGTTGTAAACTTGTTTGAGTGGATCAGGAAAGACCCGGAGCGCCTAGCACGGGAAATATATTACACGCCTTACGCAAGGCAGGTATACGATTCAGCGTTTGAATCGGTACCAGAGGACAGTTTTGGACGGGCAGTGAATTTCTACATACGGCTTAATATGGGACACGGGTTCCGGACCAATGGCGAAAAGGTGGGCTGGAAGAACGACGTACAAGGCAGAGAGCGGGCCTATGCTGCGAAAGATTGGTGTAATCTGCCTGAGAAAATAATGGCGGCCGCTGAAAGGCTGCGAGGCGTGCAAATTGAAAACATGCCGGCCGTGGAATTAATCAAACGCTTCAACCATTCCAATGTATTGATCTATGCGGACCCGCCATATGTTTTATCGGCCAGGCACGGGAAACAGTACCGGTATGAGATGGACAACGGGGCGCAAACTGAATTACTGGAAGTTCTTCACGCCCATAAGGGGCCGGTACTAATTAGTGGATATGATAGCGAGTTGTATAATGACAGCTTACACGATTGGTACCGTGTAGAAACTGACTGCTATTCCCAAATCGCATCAAAGAAGCGTGAAGTGTTGTGGATGAATTTTGCCCCTGCAGGGCAGATGAGCATAAAAGACTTTCTGGAGGTGAGACCATGAGCGGTTTGATTATAGATTGCTTTGCCGGTGGCGGCGGGGCAAGTGTGGGTATAGAAATGGCACTGGGGCGGCCGGTTGATATAGCTATCAATCATGATCCGCAGGCGATTCGGATGCACAAAGTCAATCATCCGGATACGCTGCATCTGACCGAGGATATATTTAAGGTCGATCTTAAAAAGTATGTTGCTGGCCGCCATGTAGCACTTATGTGGGCCTCTCCAGATTGTACCAGTCATAGCAAGGCAAAAGGAGGTCAGCCGCGTAACAAGGGGCTTAGAATTCTGCCATGGGCGGTGTACAAGCACGCTAAAGCAATTCTTCCCGATGTTATCTTGATGGAAAACGTCGAGGAAATACAGCAGTGGGGACCGCTAGACGAGGCAGGGCACCCAATAAAAGAAAGAGCCGGAGAGGACTACAAACGATTCATAGCGGCCATGAAACGATTGGGATATGATTTTGACAGCCGGGAACTGGTAGCGGCAGATTACGGAGCGCCGACAACGCGGAAGCGATGGTATGCAATCTTCCGCAGAGACGGGAATGTGATTACATGGCCGGAGCCAACACACAGTAAGAGCGGAGCAGATGGCCGGCTGAAGTGGCTGGAATGTGGGGATTATATTGATTGGTCAGATTTGGGGCGTTCCATATTTGACCGTCCACGGCCGCTGGCAGATGCCACCATGAAACGGATAGCAAACGGATACGTTAAGTATGTTGTTAACAATCCGCAACCGTACATAGTTAACAATCAGAGCGCCGTTTCCTTTATGATCCAGTATCACGGAGAAACACGGGAAGGTGATTCGCGCGGCCAACTGCTGACGGAGCCGATAAAGACAATTGATACCAGCAACCGGTATGGTCTGGTTACGGCATTTGTCACTAAATTTTATAAATCCGGGACAGGCCAGATGTGCGAGGAGCCATTACATACCATCACCACATCACCGGGGCATTTCGGGCTTATATCTGCATTCTTGATTAAGTATTACGGTACTGGTTGCGGTCAGGAAGCTGGGCGGCCGTTGGGAACGATAACAACAAAGGATAGATTCGGGTTAGTAAATGTGATAACGGACATAGATGGAGAACAGTATATCTTGAAAGATATCTTCCTCCGTATGCTGAAACCAGAGGAACTTAAGAGAATGCAGGGATTTCCGGAGGATTACATACTTAACCATGACATAGAGGGCAAGCCGTACCCCGTCGGGGAACAGGTGGCGCGGATCGGGAATAGCGTGGTGCCGATAATGGCGCAGGCACTGGTATCTGCAAACTGTCCGTATCTCAAAGTCGGCGAAAGAATGCCGAATATGAGGATCGACGACAGCCACGAACAACTACGGTTTGCTTAACAAAACGATCATTTAGTGGAGGAATAACCATGTTTGAAAAAGGTGATTTTGAGTGGTGTGAAGAGTGCATGTGCGAGAATTGTGAAAATAGCGATTGCGATAATTATCAATGTAAAAATTGTGACGGAACCCGTGAAGAGCATTGCCCCACTTACATTTAGTGAAAGAAGGTGAAAAACAGTGATAAGAACAAGTAAAGTGAGTTCATATTGTTCTGTTTGCGGGAAGGAAATATCGTTAAAAGGGAATGATTTGAACCAGATATTTATACACCCATTACACGCATTAAAGCATGAAATTCATTTATGGAGAGTACACCACAGAAGGATGTTGAAGGTAAGTGATTTGCTAAAATGTATACTTCAGGTGGCAATCGGATTTTTATTAAGAATCGTGATGATTATATTATGGATTGTTACTTTTCCCTTTTGGGCGATCCATGAGTTTTGCGAGTAAAATCGTAATATGAAGGAGGTTTGAAACGTGATAGACAACACAAGCTGTAAAATAAGAGGATGTAACAAATGCGACGAATATAAAAAGCACTGTGATGATCTAATGCAGGAGAATGAGGCGTTGCGAATGCGCCTGGCAGAGATACGTGAGCGCATAAATGGCATGGAACTGCCTCACGAATACCATATACTGTATACACGCGGATGGTATGACGCAGTCGAAGAGGTCAGGAGGTACATAAATTGAAACATCAAGAAATCCCGAAAGGGTACATAACCCAGAAGGAGATACAGGCCGCACAGCGGTATTACCGGATCGGCCGCAACGTAATCGTACATACTTACAAAGCCCAGGGGATCGATTCCATGGGGCATACTGGCGAGGCGCACCGCGGAAAGATTGTGGAGCATTATAAGCATTTTGCGCTGGTGAGGCTGCCGAGTGGTGTACTGGATAGCGCGCTATGGCCAGATTTAGTATTGCAGATGCGGAAACGAAAAAGATATAGACAGGGAGGCGAGGCCGGTGGAGCAAAACAGTCCGGCTAAAGAACTGGAGAATTTCTTGAATTTCATAGACCAATGTGTCCAGGAATACAAGGCAGCGTATGAAAATGTGAATGAAGAGGACCGGCGTCTGCAAGATCTGGTTCATGCAATGGAATTTGCAGCGGATAAGTCTGAGCGGAACCGGGTAGCAACGAAGTTTCAGCAGAGTCGGAAATACCGCAGGCAGAATAAAGATATTGTCAAGCGAAATGAGCGGATTGTAAAGTTCTTTGAGGAACAGAAGAACCGGGATACGCTGAATCGGATGCGGCAGCTTCTGGGCCAGCAGAGGAAGGAAGAGGAGTACCTGGATGGGGAGCGTGTGTACAAGCCGCGGGTAGGAAAGGGGTGAGGCCGTTGAATAAGGAGGTGCTGGAACAATATATAGATGCATGTGAATTAATCAAAGAGACAGAGGCAGATATTAGAAGAGTAAAAAAGCAACGCAAGACCATAGTGCAGGATAGAGTACGTGGGTCTATGAGTGAGTTCCCTTATGCAGCACAGAGTTTCAACATACATGGTATGGTATATGCCGCGGCAAGGGAGCCGGGAGAACTGGCGGTGTATGAGCGGTTGCTGGAAGAACGGAAGGCCAAAGCGGAGGAAATCAAGGTGCAGGTGGAAGCCTGGCTGAACACAGTGCCGCAGAGAATGCAGCGGATCATTAAGTATAAGATTTTTGAGGGGAATACATGGGCAGAGACAGCTTCGAGGATAGGGAGGAAAGCCACTCCCGATGGTATACGTAAGGAGTATGAAAATTTTATGAAAACAGCATAAAGTTTTTCCGTTTTTTCCTGTTTTTCCGTTTTGGAAATGTTATAGTATAGACTGGAAGATCTGAAAACAGATTTCCTCCACCAAATATTGACGGCCACCGGCTTTCATCGGTCGGTGGCTGATTTTCTACCCTGGAAGTGGCTTGAAGTCCTGCAAAGCTATATAGCCGCTAAAAAAACTTAACCCTATAGTAGATAAGACGTGACCGTGATTGCAGTAGTCGGTCAGCTATTGGGTGCACTCTGGAAGTAATGGGTTGACCGCTGGACGGTTGCGGGTAGTTTACAAGGAGTGCTTATGTGGAGCATACCATCAATGGCAGATGGACAGGGTCGCGCCCTGGGTTCCGGTTCGATTCCGTGATGTTCCGCTTCGTTCATCATAAGATTTTCTCCTTTGGAAGAGTCCTTGCAGAGATGCGGGGACTTTTCTTTTGCAAAAAAAATTTATACAGAGTATTAAAAGAGACATTTTTTGCAATACTTTTGGTGTATATTTATTTTCAAAATATATAGAAAAGGTTGACAAAGGGTGTTATAATGAAGATGCAAAACAATGGAAACGAAGTAGAAAAGGAGAATTTAACACAGAAGAAACAAGGAGATGATGCTATGAATAGCAGTGTATTAAGTTATACTAAGCTTGATTTGCACTCCCTTGGAAAGAAAAACGTCAAAATAGTGTCTTCTGAAGAAGCGCTAAAAGATGTAATCCCAATGAAATGGGAAGAAGATACAATACAGGGGAGAACGAAGGTAACAGTAACCAAAAGAAACAGTTAAGGAGTATTAACGTCAAATGTGTAAAGTTGGAGATATCATAGTTGTTAGGAACTATTTAAGCCAGGGACAGACCATTAAAAGACATTCCTTTGTAGTGCTTAGTACAGAGCATGGAGAAATTCAGGGAATGGACTTTGATTTGGTTTGCAATGTTATGTCTTCTTTTCGTTCAGAAGAACAAAGAAAAAGGAAGATGGGATATCCGGGAAATTTTGAGTATCCGGCCGATGCCGAGAATATTAGAAATGGACATGGAAGATCAGGATACATAAAAGCTGAACAACTTTATTACTTTAACAGAGAGAAAACGGATTTTTATGTCCTCGGTAATGTAGAGCCAGAGCTGTTTAATGTTTTAATTGAGTTTATCAACCAACTTAAGGACATTGAGGTTATTACGGATAATTTATGAATTTAGAAAAGGGTCACTCACCAGTGGCTCTTTTTCTATACCCAAAAACGAAACGAATGAGAGGTGGTGGTGATGGCAAGGCCGAGAAGCCCGAATCAGGACCGGGCATATGAAATCTATAAAGAGCATGATGGAAATATTACCAACCGAGAAATCGCAGCCATGCTCGGTGAAGATGAAAAGGTAGTGGCTGTCTGGAAAAGCCGCGGTAAATGGAATGTTGTACAACAATCAAAGAAAAGTTGTACAACAAAAGCCAAAGGCGGGCAGCCAGGGAATAAGAACGCGGTCGGCCATGGCGGCACTGGACCGCCGGGAAATAAGAACGCAGTCACTACGGGAGAGTTTGAAACTCTCTTTTTTGATACCCTGGAAGACGATGAGAGGCTGCTGATCGGCATGATCCAGCCAGATAAAGAGAAACTACTTCTTCAAGAGATCCAGCTCCTGACAGTCCGGGAGCGCCGGATGCTGAAACGAATTGAAGATTTGCGGGACTGCGATTTCACGACAGTTAAAAAGAAAAAGGGAACAGAAAAAGATAAATGGACAGATTTAAAAGAGGATCAGGCAGTCCTGGGGCAGATCCAGTCCATTGAAGATGCATTGACCCGTGTCCAGGGCCGAAAGCAACGAGCAATTGAGTCCCTACATAAATTCGGTTTTGATGATGCACGCCTGGAAATTGAACTTATGAAGGTGGAGCTGGCAACTCTGAAAATTGGAGGCCAGGAAGCAGGGCAGGAAGATGATGGGTTCCTGGCAGCACTGAATACAGAAGCCGAAAGTCTTTGGGAGGCAGGAGCCGATGACAATTAAAGAGCATATTGCCAGTATGAAGGAGAAACTGGCTTGGCTGAAAGAAAAGCGGGGAATTCTCACAAAAGTACAGACTTTCAAGTTCCAGCCATTTTCACAGAGACAGAAACAGATTCTTACCTGGTGGCTGCCCGAAAGCCCGGTGAAGGATTATGATGGCATTATTGCCGATGGTGCTATCCGATCAGGTAAAACCATCTGTATGTCTCTGTCATTTGTCTTCTGGGCGATGAGCACATATAACGGTCAGAACTTTGCCATGTGCGGCAAGACCATTGGCTCCTTCCGGCGTAACGTTCTCTTTTGGCTGAAACTGATGCTAAAAAGTCGTGGATATCGGGTATCAGATCATCGGGCTGACAATCTGGTGGAAATCAGCCGCGGCCAGATAACGAACTACTTTTATATCTTTGGTGGCAAGGATGAGCGCAGCCAGGACTTGATTCAGGGTATCACACTGGCCGGCCTCTTCTGCGATGAGGTGGCACTGATGCCGGAGTCCTTTGTCAACCAGGCAACCGGCCGGTGCTCGGTTACTGGTTCGAAGTACTGGTTTAACTGCAATCCGGACGGCCCATATCACTGGTTCAAGGTCAACTGGATTGATAAGGCCATCGGTTATCTTGGTAAGAAAAAAGTGGCAAAAATTCGGGAAGACGCAGCTAAGACAGGGGCTGATCCGGCGCTCAAGAAACTGCTGTATGTCCATTTTACGATGGATGACAATCTGAGTTTATCGGAGGAGATTAAGGCCAGATACCGCAGTATGTATACCGGGGTATTCTTCAAGCGGTATATCATGGGCCTGTGGGCAATGGCCGAGGGCATTATCTATGATATGTTCGACCCTGCCCGAAATGCAACGGACACAGAAGCGCTGGCGGTGTCCTATAAGACAAAGACAGGACATGATTTCTGGACAGATGAGCGGTACGTCAGCTGCGATTACGGAACCCAGAACCCTACGGCCTTCTTGTTGTGGAATAAGGCTGCCGATAAGAAATGGTACTGCCGGCGGGAATATTACTACTCAGGCCGCGACAAGGGGAGGCAGAAGACGGATAAGGAGTTCTCCGATGACCTGACAGCCTGGCTTGACGGTATTGCAATTAAGGCAGTTATTCTGGATCCGGCAGCTGCCAGCTTTAAGGCTCAGCTGGAGAAGGACGGTTATAAAGTAAAAAAAGCAAAAAATGATGTTTTGGACGGAATCCGGTTCGTGGCCACGCTGCTGCTTCAGGGTTCCATTTTTATTGATTCCTCCTGTGACAACCTGATTAAGGAATTTGCTTCCTACATCTGGGATGCGAAAGCCGGGGAGCGCGGAGAGGATAAACCAGTAAAGGAACACGACCATGCATTAGATGCTCTGCGGTATTTCTGCATGAGCATAATTAAGAATCGAACAGGGATACGAATTATGAAATAGAGGTGAGAAAAATGGAAATGGAAGTTGTAAAAAAATTGATTAAGAAGTATACGGCGGGGCATGGTGCTTTTCTTGCCGAGGCCGATACTGCGGATCGGTATTACCGGAATCAGACGGATATCTTGCTGGAGCCGCTTAAGAAAAGAGAAGCAGAGCAAGGGGAGAACCCGCTGCGGAATGCAGATAACAGGATCCCCCTCAACTTCCACGGTCTCCTAGTCAATCAGAAGGCGTCCTATATGTTTACGGCACCACCTTTGTTCGATCTGGGTGATAAAGCATCTAATAAAGCATTGACGGCATTTCTGGGGGATAAGTATGCTAAGACTTGCAAGGATCTCTGTGTAGAGGCTTCCAACGCTTCTGTGGCATGGCTACACCTATGGAAGGACAAAGCGAGCGGGCAGTATAAGTATGCCATAGTGCCATCAGGACAGGTGATTCCAGTGTGGAGTAATAATCTGGAGAGAGAGCTTAAAGGAGCATTACGCTGCTATCACGATATCACAGACGACGGACAAGAACTGGACGTCTACGAATACTGGAATGATACGATCTGTCAGGCGTACGCAATTGAAGCTGGGGGCGTAATTGACACCGGGCTGATGCCGTACAATTCGTTTACACTGATCGACACGGCAGGAAACAGCAACCTGGTTAACGAGTTTAAGCATGATGTCGGTGAGGTTCCTTTCTTCCCATTCTTCAACAACAACATTGACACGGGCGATCTGGACAACATCAAGCCACTGATCGACGTGTACTGCAAGGTGTTCAGCGGTTTCGTCAATGACCTAGAAGATATTCAGGAAGTTATTTTTGTGCTTACCAACTATGGTGGCGACGATCTGGGCCAGTTCCTCCGGGAACTGAAGGACTACAAAGCAATTCAGATCGAGAATGAAGGCGGGGAGGACAAGTCGGGAGTTTCCACCCTAACGATTGAGCTGCCGGTGGAGGCCCGCAAGGAGCTGCTGGCTACGACCCGGAAATGTATTTTTGAACAGGGGCAGGGTATTGATCCGGACCCGCAGAATTTTGGTAACAGCTCCGGTGTGGCCCTGGGCTTTCTATATTCCCTGCTGGAACTTAAGTCGGGTTTGATGGAGACAGAGTTTAAGCTGGGCTTTGGCCGATTTATCCGTTGCGTGTGTCGGTTATTGAATATCAAGATCAAAGACGACACAATCGTTCAGACCTGGACTCGCACCAGTGTCAAGAATGATCTGGAGCTCTCCCAAATTGCCCAGCAGTCAAGGGGAGTGATCTCTGATGAGACTATCGTATCAAAACACCCGTGGGTCGAGGATCCGGAAAAAGAAATGGATATCCTCAATAAGCAGAAGGAAGCAGATGCAGAGGCCCAACGGGAAATATCCGATATGTTCCCGAAGGGTGAGGATCCGGAGGAAGGCGAGGGCGATGAATAATGGGATATTGGGAGAAGCGTCAGGAAGCCATGTACAAGGCCGGAGAAATGCAGGTCAACCAGTATTACGCAAAGCTGGAAAAGGCTTTTAACCAGACCCGCCGCGAGCTGCAGAAGACGATAGAAGCTTTCTACTTTGAATACGCGGAGGAGAATGGCCTTTCCTATGCGGCAGCGCAGCGGCAACTGTCAAAGGCCGAGATCGGCAACCTGCGGGACTTTATCGACCTGGCCATGGAAAATATCGGAAAGCACAATCAGACCGTCAACAACATGTCCATCAAGACCAGAATCACCCGGTACCAGGCATTGGAGGCGCAGGTGGACGCCATGCTACGGCAGCTATATGCAGTAGACTATCAGGCTGCCGCAGAACAGACTATGAAAGCGGTTTTCGAGGATACCTATTACCGTACCTGGTACAACATCGACCAGTACAAGGGATTCCACGCCGCATTCGCAAGAGTGGATCCACACGCAGTCGAGAAGCTGCTGGAATATCCTTTCAACGGCGCCAGCTTTTCAAGTCGGTTGTGGAAGCAGAAGGATCACTTGCAGACACAGCTGATGGAATCGCTAACAACTATGATGGTACAGGGAAAGAGTCCGCAGGCGCTTACAAATGATTTTGCGAAAAAGCTGAACGTCAAAAAGTTCGATGCTTACCGCCTTCTGCATACAGAAAGTTCTTTCTTGATGAGTGAGGCCACTCACGCAGGTTATAAGGAAGACGGAGTGGAGAAGTACCAGATTCTTGCTACGCTGGATAGTAAGACCTGCGATATCTGCGGGGACAAAGACGGCGAAGTCTACGAGGTCGGGAAAGAGATTACTGGCGAGAATATGCCGCCGTTCCACTGTTTCTGCCGTTGCACAGACGTACCTTATTATGTCGATGATGATCGGTCCGGGGAAATGCGCGTGGGACGTGATTTGGAGACAGGAGAGAATGTAGAGGTGCCGACCGGCATGACATATAAAGAGTGGAGGAAGCAATATGTACGAGATTAGATTGACGGGCGGAGAAGAAATAAAAATGCACTGCGAGAAGAGTGCTGACGAGATGCTTGAATGGATTAACATGATTTGCGAAGAGGGATTTGAATTTATGAGTTGCGACCAGCTGGATGGCAAAACGGTCATGATAAGAGTCAGTGAAATCCGAACAATTACCAAGTTATAAGCACGCAGGGTAAACCTGAGTGTTATTTTCGCCTTTTTTGGTATCTCAGGCGCAAAAGAGGGAGACATCACCGGGCACGACCGGGACAACAAGTGAAGATGAAAGGAGCAAGGGATCATGAAGAAACAAGAGTTAGTAGCAAAGGGATTATCAGAGGAGCACGCACAGATCGCGGTAGACGCATGGAACGAATCTGTAAAAGGTTTTGTACCGAAGGAACGTTTCGACGAGATCAACGAGAAGCTGAAGGAAGCAAATACAACGATCGAGACGCTGAAAAAAGACAACTCGGATAACGAGGAGCTTCAGAAGCAGGTCAAGGAGTACAAGGAGAAGGTGACAGCCTTGGAGGTCGCTTCGGCCAACACGGTAAAAGAATACGCCCTGAAGGATAAGTTGAAAGAGGCAGGTGTAGTTGATGCCGATTATATTATCTA